TGGTAGTTGCACCATTTTTCTTAACAGGTTCTCCTGGTTTCATTGTTGCAGTTTCAGATGAGGTTGTTCTATCTTCAGCTAAAATGGATAATATTGATCCACCTGCTCTGATTACTTGTAAATCATTTTCAGTAAACATTTTTTTAAGCTGCTTAATTGTAATGAACTACTAACCAATAAAACTAACGACTATCGTTTAAACAAAGATTCTATTTACTATCACCCTCTAAAAAATCATAGATTTTATTAGTTTTAGGGCTTTTGTAAACATAACCCTTTCCAGTCCACACTAATCCATTATCAGTCACGACTTGTCGTGCTTGAGCTGGAAGTGTTGGTTCTTTTGGTTTTGGAGGAGGTGTTTGACCCGGATCGCCACCATTAGCGTTGGGCTTAACATTTCCTCTTGAAATTTCAGACATGATTTTACCCATAGTCTTTATTTCTTCCAAAAGAGGTCCTTGAGCTTGAGCAACTATTTGAGCTACTCTTTCCTCAGAAATACCACTTGGCTCATCGATATCAATATCATTTTCCTTCAATAGATTCTTATATTTTTCAATATTGAATCCAGCTTGTTCTAATTGCTTTATTTGCTTATCAGACAAGTCTTTATAACCTTGAAGGTTAGTAATTTGATTCTTAAGGTTCTGAATCTCTGCTGATTGGTCAGCATCGCCAGCTGGTGTTTCTTCAGCGGGAGTTTCCTCTGCTGGAGTTTCATTTGGCTGGGCTTCAGAAGGTGTTTCCTCGGAAGCTGGGGCAGGAGCTTCTTCTCCTGGTTTTTTATCTTCCTCTGTAAACATAAGTTTACGATAGATTTATAGCATCTATCTGCATTTAGGATTTTAATCGACCTTTCTGCCTTAAAGGTGACAGCTACCTGTGGTCGGTATTAGCGACCAGGAGAGGCTCTAGACCTCTCTATGGTAATTTACCTATGGAAAAATAAATTACTTTAAGACGGAGTAGTCAAACTCCTCTCCTGATTGCCAATACTATATTTTTTTAAGTTGCTCTAATGTTTTATCTATTATATCTATAATCCAAAATCCAGTTTTAGGTCCTAACATATCAGCCCCTGACTTACATTTTGTTTTAAGCTCTCTATCACAGTTATAATAGACAGAATTTCTTACTAGTTTCCAGATAGTTGAATCAGCAAACTTTTTAGCATCATCACTGATAATACTCCTATCTGTTTGGTCAAGAGTTTTATCTCCTAAAAACACTCTAACAACCTTCTTTGTTCTTTTATCTTCTACTGTCCTTAAAACATCTTTAATACCAATAGTATTATATAAATGTTTTACTAAGAAATTGATAAATTGTTTTTGGAGATATCTCTTGAACATAATTACTTTTTAGCTTTTTTAGCTTTTTTAGCTTTCTTTTTCTGTGCCATAAAATTGTTATTTAAGTTGGTTGATAATTCGACTACTTCTTTTTCTTTTTAACTTTGACCTTTGATTTGACTTTGACTTTAACTTTCTTTTCTTCTTCTAATGGATGCATATCGTATTTGTGAATTCCTTCAATTTCTTTAAAAGTTCCCTCCCGATAAGCACCTTTGGCTTCTTTATAAGCTTTAATCCTGTTAGGAATAGTATCTTCTTTTTCTTCATTCCTAAGTATCTCACCTGCTCTAAGCCATTTTTCTTTTGATATTATTGCTATATATTGCATAGATTCTATATTAGTTTGTTAGACGACCTTTATAAACTCCTATTGATATAATTATTCACGCATTATTGCTTCAAGATTTGGTCTTTTTAATGGTCCCTTAGGACTACTTGGAATTTGACCTGGTGTTTGTTGATTATTCATAAACTGCTGAGCTATCTTTTCTTTATCCTTTGGAAGATATTTATCAGTATCACCTTTAACAGTAGCTCTTAATAAGAAATCTCTGGTTACATTTATCATTGCTTCTGGGTCACCTGCTATTAAAGGATTAGCTACTAATCTGTCGTATTTCTCTAAACTCATAAGTTCTTCAAATCTTTCGTTCTTTGGTATCCAAGATTCAGGGTCTACTATTGCGAAAAAGCTTAAGTTGGCAAACTTAATAGGATTTACCCTATATATCTTAGTTGATTCTCCTTCTTCATCTCTAATCTTAAATCCTTGCTGTATCTTCCATTCTTTCTGTGCCTTCTTGTTTTTAGGCATCTTCATATTGTCTAACTCTGCATCAAACATAATCTTTTCAGTTATCTTCTTTCCTTTACTTTCTTTATCTGGCAATAAGAAGTTTCTATACTTCATCTTTTGGGTTTCCCCAATAACATTTTCAAGAACTCCAATCGTTTGATATTTGATTATGTTGTCTGAAGCTAATGAACCTATTTCACGAACCATCTTAACTATCATAACGCCTATAATTCCAAGACTTATTTTTGCATTCTTTTCTACCAAAGATGCTTGATAAGCTGTGTCTGCACTTACATCAGGAGCTCTGTCTGATCCTTTAGCTGTGCTACTCATTGAAGATTCTATTTGTTGTAGTGCTGTCCAACCAACTCCCAAGTTTCTACCAGTTCCAATAGTTTGAACTGAAGCCTCTGCTGGTAATTCAATTTGTGCTCCCGGATAATTAAAGTTTGAATCTACATCTAATGCTCCTATTGTTGCTATTGGAGCCATAACTTCTAATAATGAACCATCCATAAGTGTTCTCCACCATTGGTCTCCTATTTCTTGGTCATTAGCCAATTTAGCAGTCATTGATTTGTAGAAATAGAAACGCTTTTCATCAATAGGCTCTGCTCCAAACTTTATATAAGGATATTTAGGTCTGTTCTTATTATCCCTATGTGTCATTCTATTAGCATTAACATCAGAATCTCCCATATAAACACCATTAACAAACACTACTTCTAAATCTTCTCTTCTGTTGTAATAAGTAACCTCTTCGCACATTGTTGAAACCTCATCATCTACTTGGTCATAGAACATTGAATCATCTTTATTGTAAAGAACTTTAACTCCTGGCCATACATATTCAAAGTTTTCATGGTTTCCATGTCTTGCCTTTGCTTCGTCATAATCTATCCATCTCCTTCTAATAATAGCTCTTTGCTTTTGTAAGTGATATTGATAAGCATTAGTTATCATTATTTCATCAGCTGGAATATTATGGAATTGAAGACCTGATAAAACTTCATCTACTATTTGTTGCTTTGTATATTCTCCACTTTCATTTTTTACTTTTATAGTTTGTAAAACTTCTGTGTAATCCACATGAACATAAGCTACTGGATTTATTAAAGCCGCCAATACTCCATACAAGAAAGTTAACTCATAATCAGAGTGCTTGATATTCCACTCCATTAAGTCGTCCATGATATAAGCCATTTCCTTATCTTCTTCGTCTTGGTCATTTTGAGCAAAGAAGCCAGGATACATCATTCCTGATACTAAATGAGCACAAGTCAATAAAACCTTGTTCATTGTGGTAGGTCTTACGCCATTCCATCTCCAGCTTTCTTCTGGGTCTTCTGATTTGGGATACACATAAGCATTAAAAGCTTTCTGGTCAACATTCATTCTTTCTATTAAAGACATATCGTTGAACTCAACAAAAGGTCTATGATTTATATCATATCCTATCTGGTAATCCTGTCTTATCTTGTCAGTTAAATCTTTAACCTCTTGAGATGGATTATAGCTTGATGCTAACTTCTTTAATTGTTCTGCGTTTGTTGGGAGTAAACCGATCATTTGTTTTTGTTAAATAAAAACGAGTAAATCTCACACCCCAATAATTAAATTAGGATTAAAGATTTACTCGCCAGTGATTGGTAGAGTATATTAAATTATTCCCTATATTAAATTATAATATATTAAGCAATCGTGTCAAGTAATTTTTCACCACTTCCAAAATGTGTAGTAGGTTTTTCTTCTTCCACTCTGACAGGCTGACCTTTGTCGGTAACTAATATCCCTCTGCCATAAGGCATTTTCTTTCTACAAAACATTATTAAATCAATTTCTCTTTGTGATAGCAATAGTGTTTTAACAAGCTTTATTTTAAGTAGTTTTATATCTGCCATTATCTTTTTTAGTCATAAATCTAACGATGTTGTCCAACATTCCATGTGGGTTTTCTTACTTTAGTTGATTGAACCTTTCTAGTCATCATATTTCCTAATCCATATCTGATAGCATCCATTGTATTGCTAAATTCGTGTTCAGGCTCATTGAGAACTTTTCCATCTCTATCAACTTTCCAAAGATAGTTCCTGTATTCTCTTATAATATTTATAGATCTCTTTGTAATTGATATTTTCTGATTTTGAACATATTGTATTCCATTATTTACACTATCCTTTCCTTTTTGAGCTGGAACTATATTTACACCATAATCTTTTATTTCGTCAATAGACTTAGGCTCCGCTGAATCCGCTACCACGATAACAGTATCTTCTTCCCCTAATATTATATCTGCTATTTGTCTATTGCTCAATCTATTCAAATAGGTTATCTCATCTAAGATATATCCACCATTGTAATAATAGATATTTATTATAGAAGTTGGGTCATTTGAATATCCAAAGTCTAATCCTCTTCTAATCAATTTAGCTTCGTGTGGTATCTCGTCTATAATTTCCCAATCTTTATATATCTTACCCTCTACTTCTCCCAATTCTCCTAATCCATATACCTTCCACCAACCTTTACGATTCTTTCTTGATTCAATAGAATCTATAATCTCTTGACTTAATCCCTCATTATCTTTGTAATTTAAAGTAATATGATCTATATCATCTCTCTTTCCAAGCACCTCTGTATAAAACCAGAATTCATTAGTGGGATTCCAATCTAGCCAAACCACATATCTTGTTCTAACTTCTACTTGGTCAAAAGAATCTAAAGTTATATTATTCGCTTCATTCAAAAATCCCCTATCTCTTCTACCTCCTCTTAATTTATCTGCTTGGTCTGCTGAAAAGAATTCTATTATACTACCATTCTCAAAGGTATATATAAAATCAGTTGCATTCCATCTCTTTCTATCCCAATAACTACGGTCTTGCATTATATTTATAAAATCTCTCATTGCCCCTCTTTTCAAATGTGGTGTGCTTTCTGATATTATACTATTTACTGTTGGTCTTTCGTCTGATTGGGCTAATCCTATCATTATAATAATGATACTTACAGTCTTAGAAGCTGATGTTCCTCCTTGAATTGCTCTAATTTTCTTTGATAATGATGCGATTTTCGTGGTCGCTGTCGTCTTTACGAATGACATCTTTCCCTATTAAGTTAATATTTATAATTGGTTGTGGTAATTTCTTTTCTCCTCCATCATCTTGCTCTTTTGCTTTACCCATTATAGTTTCTTTCAATTCTCTAATAGCTAAAACATTTCCACTTTGTGCTTTTTTAATTAAAGCTGGTGCTATTTTAGGTAAAGCTAAAGCTAAAGTGTCTTTATATTCAATCACTAATTGCTTTATAGCTTCTTTAGTTAGTTTTTCTGCCTTTCTCTGTTCTTCTGTTTTATTTCCTCTTAAACCATTAGGATTTCTTACCTCTCCTTTCTTTGCTGGTCTTAAATTATCCCAACCCTTATTTTTCTTAATCTTTTCCTTATCTATATCCTTATCTTCCACCTTTTCTATTTCTGTTATTTCAGTTGTTTCTTGTTCTTGTGTCATAATTATTTATATCTTTCCATTTGTTTTACTCTAATCTGACATTTCTTTAGTGAACTATAAACTTTAGGATAAGTTCCTTTACCTTTTCCTCTTTTTATTCTATACCCTTTTTTAACTTTAATGCATGGCATTTTACTTGTTTTCGTGTAATCTTCTTTGATATTTTTCTAACCATCCCAAAAAATCAGAAACATTATTAGTCTTCATGTCTTGAGTTTGACTAGCTTCCACACAGAATTCTTTATATAACAACCATAAAATTGATAAATCAATATTATCAACTTCTACCATAATTTCTTCTTTTATATTTTGAGTAAACATATTATTTATTCTTCCTTTTTCTTCTTTTAGATTGACCTTTCCGACCTGTCTTCTTTTTTCCCATAATTAAAGTTCCTTAATAGTTTTAATTAACAATAATAGATTTTCTTCTGATAATAATAGAATTTCTAGTTTCTCTTGTGTTCCTGTCTTTTTAAGAGCTTTATTGCCATTTATTTCTTCTTCTTGCTGGGCTAATTTTAGTTTAAGCTCTTTTTCTTCTTCCCAGTTCTTTTCTTTTTGAGAAGCTTCTTTTATTTTAGCTTCCAATTTTTCAACAGTTTCTTTTTGCTCTGCTAAAATATGTCTTTGTAAGATTACGCCTATTTGTGCTGTCCAAAGTTTTATATAAGCACCTTGTAATTCTTTTCCTTTGTATTTTAATTTTCTAAAAAAGTTTATCATGTTTTTTGTTTATCTATGTGATAATTCTCCAAAAGCGTCTGTTATTACTTTTGCCATTCTATCCTCTAACTCAGTTTTTTTCCAAGCCATACTGCCTTCGCAAGTAATAAATGATGCTGCAAAATCTGTAGCATTTTCTACAATACACTGAACAACCTTTAATGGGTCAACAATAGTATCTGGTATTTCTAATGACCCTCCAGCGTTATTTTGGATAAGATTATAAAGAGATACTAAAGATTTGGCTAGTCTTCCTTCTGGCATTTTCTCTGATATTTCTTTTAAAGCTAATCCTCCACCTTTTACTACCCCAAACTCCATAGCTGCCTTACAAGAGAATACAGCATCTTCGTATTTGCCTATTAAGTATTCAGTTGTTAAATCAGAATTTGATGCTACTTCAATTAAACCTACTCCTCCTGACATAGAAGCTATTCTCTTTTCTAATTTCTTTTTAAACATATCTGTCTTTTCAACTTCATCTTTCTGAACTTTCAATTCAGCAATTCTTCCGTCTATAACTTTCTTCCCACCTTTCCCATCTATAATTAAGGTTTTATTCTTATCTACTACAACCCTTCTAGCTCTACCAAACTGCTCCATTGCTATATTTATTTTAGTTGGTTTTACAGATTTGTCTATTATTTGACTTAAAGCCATTCCCCTTTCTTTATCAAAAAAATGTCCTCCTGTATAAATAGCTAAATCTTCATACTCTTCTGTGGTTAAAGACCCAGCTTTAATTGCTAAAAAATAGAAATCTCCAGTTAAAGCAGCGGCTATAATAGTGGGTAAAACATCTTTTGAAAAACCTTCTGCTATTAAAACAGCTTTTCCTTTTCCCTGTGATTTAAGCCAACCGCCAAGTCTAGCCACATCAAAAGGATTTTCAATATATTCATTTGTAATAAATATCAAAGGTTCATCCAATATAGCCTCTTTTCTTTCATTGGTAGATAATTTATCGTCAATATATTTGCCTAAAAACTTATATCCTGATATCATTTCTGTTTTAACTTTAGAGCCATATCCTTCTTCAACTGATATAGATCCATTCTGACCCATTTTAAAAGCCATATCTGCTATTACTTCAGCCGCCTCTTCATCTTCAATTGATGTAAAAGCTACTTGCTTTATCTCTTCTTTTGTTTTAACAGGTTTAGACATTTTAGCTAATTCTGATACAACGACTTTAGCTTCAGTTAAAATATCTCTCTTTATTTCCATTAAATCATGATTATTATTCCCACTATCCATTTTAACCGCTCTTTCATCTCCGCCAACAGCGCTTTTTATTTCTTCATAAACTTGATGAATTATATCCCAAGCTAAAACAGTTGCTCCAGTAGTTCCGTCTCCAACTACACTATTTTGTATTGTTGCTACATTTATTAAAGATTGAGCTGCAAGATTTTCTGATTCATCTTCTAAAATAATTTCTCTAGCAATATAAAAACCGTCATTAGTAATTATTGGCGGTCCTTTTTGCTGCTCTATTAAAACATTTTTCCCTTTTGGACCAAGAGTTAAAGATAACATATCATAAACTTTATCTATTCCTGCTTTATTAGCATCTCTTGCTTCTTGTCCTATTAAATTCACTCTTTGAACAATTCTCATTTTTTATTGTTTAATTTGTTTAAATGCCTCATAGTAATCAACGACATTACCATAAAGAGGACTTGATAACAAATGTGCCATTCTATCTGCTTCTGTGTGATAGACTGACCATTCTTTTTTGTAAGCCGACAATTCAAGTTCGTATCTATATCTCTTTGAGAAAATATACTTTATTAACCAAAACTTGTCCCTTCTCTGTTGTTCAATATGAACTTGCTCGTGAACTATTTGTCTTTCGGTTAATTCATTTTTAGAATAAACAACTCCATTAAATGTTATTATTACTCTATCAAAAGTTATTGCCGGAAAAAATAGTTTAAGTAATGGATATATAAATGGTTTATTTTTTCTTATTTTCATTTCTCTTTTCAATCAGTTTTTTTGTTGTATTGTCTGTAATAACGACTTTACACCCCCAAACCGTAGAAGTGTCATCAAGATATAATCTTTTAAGATTTTTTCTTGTTCCTTTTATTGTATGACCAGCATTTCTATTTACTTTAATGTCTCTTCCAACTTCTGCCGATATTACCATGTTTAATTCTTCTCTTGTTGAATAGTCTTTTGATAAAAATTCTATCATAATTTTATTTATCTATTTGATAATTTATCGACCAAATTAAGAGTTTAGCTTTGTTCATGGTCTATTAAATATTTTTACTAACATATACCTTGCGTCTTCTACTACATTTTTATTCCAGCTTCGCCAATAATTCAAATGGCCAAACAAGAGATGGTGCTTTCTACAGAGTGTAATTAAGTTGTCCATATCCATCTCTTTAAAACTGTCAACGCTTACTGGGATTATGTGATGGACATCATTTGCTCTTATAAATCCTTTTTTATTACAGACAGCACATCTTGGAAATACTGATATATGACACTTCCTTAATTTTCCCCAATCTTTGTGTCTTCCGCCGAATCTTGGAGAAAATAATTTTAATAGCCAATTCATCATAACCTTTTTAAAACCCCGTTAATTGAGTTTTTTAGATTTTGTAAAGCATACTTCATATCTCTATCTTCTGACTTTATTATAGCATTTCCCGAAGATTTCAACAAATCTATAAAGTAATCAATATCAATATCTATTCTTATATGAGGAGTATTTGGTATCTGCCAAGCAAGTGCTGTTTTATTATATCCTAAGCCTTCTTTTTCTGATTGTTTCGCCCAGCTAGATATAGAAGTTTTAGCATGTTTTTTGGCTTCAATTACTAAATCAGAATTAGGAACTCTTATATCCCCTTTTTCTAGTCCTGAACCTGACCCGACAACTTCGTAGCAATATAGATCATTTTCATCTTTGAACTTTCTTATAACCGCTACAACTAATTGTCTTCCTTTTTGTCTTTTATTTATCATTAGTATTAGTTAGAGGTTAGGATTTTTTGTTTCCCACATTTTCGGCAATATAAAATGGTAAAATAGTCATTCTGAAAATCAAACTCATAATAATGATTACAAAATAATTGTTTAAATAATATTTTTATATATCTCATACCTTTGATATTGGGGTTAGTTATTTTTTTACCCGATTTATTTTTTTTCTTTTAGTGGTGTTGTTAAATCTTTAAGTAAAGTTCTGAATTTGCAATTTGTTTCGCCATTACAACAATATAAAGATGCTTTATCCCAATCAATATATTCTGACGTTCCTATTGTTTTATATCCTTGTTCTGTGCCGACAATACCCTCTTTAGGTGGTGTAAATAAAACTATCGTATGTTTTCCACATTCGGGACAAATAGGATATATTCTTTTTTCTAATTTTATTATTTTAGCTATTCCCTTTTTTTGTTTCATAAGATTTCTAATTTCTTATACATTTCATCTAATTCCCTGTGTTCTCTTGGTGTTGCCCCAGAAAGTGTGTCCAGCATTATCTGCTTTATTTCCTCAATAGTTTCTTTTCGTGCTTTATCTATTTCAATAGCTGATGACTCTTTAGCCATTCTTCCAGTAAGTTCTGAACCTGCTATAAATCCTTTATCGTAGGCGTTTTGAAGTTCGTTAAACACTCTTACTGGTATAGTTATTGTTTTCTCTTTTGTCCAGTTTTTTTTCATAAATATAATCCTTGATATTTTTCTCCTGTTAATTTCTGGTCTTTTAAGCATTGATTGTAGCCGTTTTTGTATGTTTCATCTATTTGGGTTTGGATAAATTGTTTTATTTCAAAAATCAATGTATCTCTATTTTTATTCTTCCAATCAAAACTTTCACTATCATTTCTTTCAATAAGAAATTCCTTATTAAAAGCTATTAACCACCCTTGTTGTTTTTTCATATTAGTTGATTATTTTTACTTGAATTATTTTTGGATATTCTCCTGATAATTTAGCCCATTTTTTAGCCCCAACTTTACCTTTAAAAATTGCTTTTTGCCCCAATAAA